TATCTACCATATCTTTTGTGATTAAGTCGTTCATAAAGTTTGTCTAATAATATCATAGCCACCTCGTGACTTATCATATTGTCGTTATATAGTTTCCATATTAATTTACTCATAATTGCGTAAACATTTAAACAGCGGGTGCCTATAGCTACCAGCTTGAGTTCGTTGAAAATAGGTAAAGGTTGCACGCTTGCCAATATAAGATTGAACATCTTTGAGCATTTTAGCCAAATCCTTGTAGGAATAGCCTTTACCCGGCGGACAACCGAACTCTACACCTTCGTCATCTAGCATAATGAACTTGCCAAGTGTGCCTGTCCTTTTGCCTTTACCTAATTCATAACCTATGATTGTTGCTTCNGTATCGCTAAAGTCTTTGAATTTCATTAGATCGTAAGACCTACCGTGTTTGTATATACCACTTCCTGTGCGTATAATAGAACCTTCGTAGCCCTCACTAAGATATGTCGCGTGAAGATCCCTAGCATAATTGTAACTATCAACTAGCTTAGCAGGTACGTATTTAACTTGTACGTCATAAATATCTGACACCACAAGATTTTGCATACGAGTTTTGTAGTCATCATAATTACCATCAATGTAGTCATACACATGAAACTGTACTAGATGCTGGGCGTCAAGCCTGTCATCTTCGGTAGGTTTTTGCTTACGAACTAATGATATAATCTTTTCAAAGTCACGCTTTAGCTTGTGATTATAAAGCTCGCCATCGAGCACCATGTGTGGACTAGTATTAAATAATGGTTGTAAAGCCATTTCAATATGCCTTACATTCATAAATTGTTTGCCGCTACGTGAGAACGCACCGTCTTTAGTAAACACACATCTGACACCGTCTAGCTTTGGTTGTATGTACACAGGTTCACTGAAGTCAACACGTGACTCATCGAACTTGTGCGCTAGCATAGGTTTTATCATAAGTTTTTTAATTTATTTTCTATATTTCTAATTCTGTTTTTAATGATAGCACATTTTTCATATTCTTGTCTATCCTCTAGCATATTTAACTGTGTTTGTAGACGCGCTAGTTCGCCTACTAGTATTTCTTCTTGATCTGTTGTAAAGTTTAATGGGTATATGTCACCGTATTTTTTGATTATACGAGTAAAAACCAGCTCAGAAAGCTGGTCTATATAGTCATCAAATTTACTTAGGTCATACATATTATTGTTATCCAACATAAGTCGTATTTAGTTTGTAAGTATATCAATAATCTTTTGAGCATTAACTCGTAGACCGTTATAGTCTTTTAAGCTAAGATCAACTTTACTTGACTCAATATTTTCATAATATCTAGTTTCACTGTTAGCAAAATCAGTATAATCCATAGGATCTTTATCGTTCATGTATCTTGATATTACTTTTTCTGGTTTTAGCACAAAAACATTGCTGCTACTATAGTTATCCCAACAGCTAATCCATCTATCTTTTTTACCCGACCATATAATATAAGTATACTGATGGTCAATATGCATTGGATCAGCGTATAGATAGCAACTGTCATAGTACATATCATGCACTAATTTAGCAGCTAATCTGCTGCCATCTTGACTAGGGTTAGCATGTAACCAATTAGCTATTTGCACAGCTTGCCATTCAGGATAACCATCGTGATGTAAGTACATATTTACATAGCTTTTGTCACTAAATACACTAGGATAATCTGCAAAACCAAGCTCTGAGTTCTCAGCATGCTTTCGATCTACAACCATTGTTAAGTTTCTAGTCGCCATTTTCTTTATCGTATTCTGTTAATATATCGTTTATTTGATCTTCAAAGTTTACTATTTCTTTAGCCAAACTTACAAAGTCTCTTAGTGCGTTAGCCTCGTACTGACTAAGCTCATCAGCCGATACTTCACCATATTCTATTGCATTTAAGCAATCTTCAATATCTCTTGTAGTGTTTTCAAACCTACAATAGCTCATATTTGCCATAATTATTAATTTAAAGTTAGTTGCGGGAGTAGGATTCGAACCTACGACCTCAAGGTTATGAGCCTTGCGAGCTGACCAACTGCTCTATCCCGCTATTTTTAGTCTAGCAAAGTCATATATGCTTTTGGGTTTGCTGATCTAAACCAGTCAAGACCTTTACGAGTAATATCGTAGTGTCCAGTCATTTGACTACCCATTATTAAGTCATACATTGCAACTTCGTTAGGTGACAATAGGGCTTTATCGCCAGTAAAAGGGTTTTCTACTGTTTCCCATTGTGTATATACCGCACCGTCATACCATTTTGGTAATGGTTTTTGTCCTGTATCATTAGTCTTCGTACTCATAGCCTTCGTCAATTAATTCGTTTTCAACTTCTTTTTTAATATCACCAAAGTATTCTTCGTAAACTTCATCAACCACTTCTTGAAAAGCATAGTCTTCTGATTCAAGATCTGTGTAGTATATGCTACAACCATCATACATACAGTTAGGCATTTTTTCAAGCCAATCGCTGTCATAGTAGTATATATCTTCATTTAATGATGGATTTCTGTCGTTATCTGTAGCAACCCATATTTCATAACCATCAGCTGTTGTTTCTGTATAGAACATAAAGTCTGGGTTTTTCCAGTCTTCTGATATAGAAAATTCATAATGGTCTTTAATACTTTGAAGTTTGTAGTCAAAATCTACATCTTCAGGTGCTAAACACCCGTAATCTTCTGACATTTTTGCCAAGATTAGATCGTCTGTTAATAGTTTTTTGCTCATTTTGAAATTATATTATAGCCAAACAGATAACTGTGAGGGCTTAGTTCTGAATTATTTAAGTTAGAGTATGTGATTATGTCTGATAAATCTTGTACAGTCAAGTCTGACCACATAGTTTTAGACATAAGATTATACTTTAATCTTTTAGCTGTGCTGTATTTTTTAGCACTGTCTTGCAATGAAGTTTTTACATTTGGTAAAAGCTCATCATAAATAGTTTTAATTGCCATAGTTTTTATTTTATTATCGATTTTTATTTGTATTAGATTTGTAATTTCTTAAGTAATATTCAACAATAAATACTAGTCTAGTCATTTCTTCGTATATAAGAGTTCTAGCCCAAGCAGTACCTTTTCTTACATAAGTTTCACCTGTGTCTCTATCTAACCACATCCATCTGTCTTCTCTTTGATACTTAGGATTTAGTTGATAAATTCTGTCACTGCTATTACATCTACGAACGTAACCGCTTGAATATGAGCCAAGTAGCTCACCACCGGGACAAAGAAATATTCTTGTACCGTTTTTAGCTTGTCTTTGAGTCGTGACCTCTTTGAGACCATACTCAACAAGCATTCTTCTAGCATATGTATCACATAACATCTGCCGTTCTTGTTGCCAAGTGTAAGTGTTTTGCATTGTTTATTTATTTTAAGATTAGTGGACGTGGCAGGAATCGAACCTGCGTTTGCTACTGGATGTCTCATAGAGATCACAGCTTGCACTAACCATTTCACGCCCTTATGAGAGGCACCAGTCTCGGACCGGTACTAACTAGTATTATGCTTTATCCGAGCTTTTGACCAGTATGCCGCCGCCTCTCTGCCACAACGCCGGTCTGCCGACATCTTCCGCTAAGAAGCATTTCTTATTGTGGCTATTATGTAGTCTGCCGCTAACAGCAGCACCTTCCAACTACTTACGCCGCCAAGCACGGTGAACAGATGCGCTCACCTCTTGACTGACGATTTGTATTGTATTGCCTGTTTTGTGCTCTATGATTGGAACGTATGAGTAAGTTTGCGTGGTTGAACAGTCAACACACGTCTTGTAACCTAAATCTAAACGCACTGGGTGCACAGTTTTTCCGCATCTACAATACATAGTTTGTTTTATTTTATTATCGATTAGTGTTCGTATTATTTTTGTATCAACTTGTTTATTGCTACATTAATAATATAAGCACAAGCTTCAGTGTATTCATCACCTTCTAACTCGCTTACAATAGTTCCATCAACCACCCAGTCAATAGAATCTTCAATTAATTCATGTAAGTGATCCGCCATAGCGTCTGCTATCGAATCAAGTTCTTTCATTTTACTCATTTTCTTTATTTTTTATTACTCTTGCTATAATTTCCATTGTCCAAGTACCATCTTCTTGTATACCTACAACTTCAAGATTGCCTTGTTTTAATACTTTATTTATTAATTCTGGACCTAAGTTTGACCTCATAGGTATTGATACTATCTCACACTCGTCAGTTATTGGTCCTCCTTTTAAGTCTTCTGGCCATCTCCAAAAGCTAAAATTTCTTGTTGGTGTTCCCATTATTTAAATTTATTTGCTACTTCACGTATTTCTTCTTTGTCGTCGCTGTCAAGCCCAGGTGTTTGCTGAGCGTACATGCGCAGTACATAGTGTACAAAAGTACAATCGCCTTCAGTTAGTTTTATTGTTTTAAACTTAGTTTTTTTAAACCCGTTAGTTTCCATATTCTATATTTGCTTCTGAAGTTACCATCCATTCACAGTCATTCACTTTATGACCTGCGCCATATAAAAACGCTTCACAAGATTCTGAGTCTGGATTCCATTTATTATTCTCATTACATAAAGAGCTAATGTCATATTTATACACTTTACCATCTGTAAAATCTAGTAAAAATATATATTTAGCTCTACTAATTTGTATTTCTTTCATATATTGCTCGGCATTTTCAGCAAGCTTACGCTCTTCTTCCATTTCATGCCATTTAGTAATTGTATCGCTCATGATTTAGCTATTAATTTTAGTTGTTCTACTGAATATTTTTTACTTGTCTGTTGCCACATGCGGTTGTGCGTGAACTTACGAGCTTTGCTATATGTCTTCTTACCGTCGACTTTGTATCGCATATACTCTTTATCAGTAAGTCCACTACACCTACCGTCGTGGGCGTGCTTACGTCTATGCTCCGCGGCACGCAGTTTCTTTTGCTGCTCAGCATAGTTTAGCAGCTCTCGCATATTAGTAACTACCATGGTAGGTCAGATTTTTCAATAAAGGTTAGACCTTTGTAGTTAAACCATTGATATTTACCTTGTTTGTCGCCATTGTCTTTGAAGCCAAATGATGGCGGTAGATCGGCTATCTTGTAGCCTTTGTACTCAACGCCTGCAAGATTTGCAAGTTGAGTGTCGTACTTTTTGTAGAATTTTATTGATTGCATAGTATTGATTTTATAGTATTATCGATAGTGATTTGTATTTTGTTTGTTAATCACCTGTAAAATTATCCCANCTAGTCTTGCTGTCATAGTATGCTTGACAACCTGCGTCGTGGAGTCTTTGCATTTCTTTATGATGCTCTACATTGTCAAGATAGTCATCAATACGCTCATGCATCTCATCTTCAGTTATAGTGCCGAAGCTTACTACATTTACATGTTGTAGTAAAGTTTTACAGTTACAATTGAAGCCTTTTGCTTCTTTACCATTGTATGTAGTCCACTCTTGATACTCATAAGGTGTATCTCTGTANGTTATTATGTCACCTGGTTTATACATTTTGATTAGATTTTTGATAGTTAGTAATTATTTTTTCAACATCTTCACGAGTTATCTCGCCTTTCCATTGTTTTAGTACGTAGCTAGACATATCTATTTGTTTACCGTTTTGACAAGTTAGTATAAATTGCATAGTATTATATTTTAGTGAAAGTCATAATATACTTCTATAACTTTATCTTTTTGTTCTTGAGTTAATTTAGTATAATGCTTGTCGAATAGTCGCCAAGATATTTTTAGTAGAGTATAAGATTTAGTACACATAGTATATTATTTTATTAGTTAAACATTTATTTTATTATCGTCGCCTTGTTGTGTTTTGTTTGTAATAGGTTGGTCAAACGGTGCTTCGAGTGTACCGAATAGCAGTTCGTCGAAGTATTCACCGCTTGAAATAAACCTATTTTGTAATTTAGAGTAGTATCTTCTAGCCATAGATTCCGAATTGTATGCCATCAGGAACACCATTGATTAATAAGTTTACTACTAGTGTTATCCAACCCACTACTGCTAATGGTAGTAAGAAACCGAAAGCAAATACTTCCATTGCTACTTCATGTATTGGTTTTGACTTGACATATTTAGTCACTGCGGCTTGAAAGCCTCTGAATTTAAATTTCATATTGTTAGATTTAATAAGTTAGTGGATAAGGTGGGAGTCGAACCCACATGCCATACACAACTTACGCCATTGACCGAAGCCAAATTGTAGCCATTGCATGATACACTACTGTCCATGTAGTTACCCATGTATGAGTGATTCAACTTTGTTTATACTCGAGAAAATAACTCATAACGCCGAGTGGTTTGTAGAGTGCTAATTAAAGCACTTCTACATCACCTTGTAAAACTCTTGGAATTGAAGTCGAAGAAGTGTAAGACTTGTATTTTTCCCAGCAGTTTAACTTAGTTAAGTTATCTTTCATAAGTGAGAACACTTTGTCATGATTGTATTTNAATGTTTTACCATTTTTGAATTCAACATTGATAACTTGATTTTTACCGATTAGTGATTGTCTAACGACGAATCTTTTAGAATTTAGAATTGACATAATTGTTTAGATTTAGAATTATTATTATTATTTATATTGTCTTTATAGTATTATCGAATGAGCTTTGTAATTTGTTTGTGACAAGTGTAATTTTGTTTACTTGTTAAAATTAGTTTAGTAGTTATACCGCATTGTCTCATAGTGCATTAGATATTTACAATAGTATTATCGAAATATAACTGTAAATAGTTTGTATAAAACGATATGTCAATGTGTCATGACAATATGTCAATTAGTTCTACGGAAAATGATGAATAGTCTAGCCTATCGGGGTGAAACGNGTATATATGACGGCGCATCGTGGTAAAACAGGGGCAACCCGGTGAAACGAAACGATTTTAAATACAGACCGGCTACGGAAAAAAGAGTGGGCAACACAAATACTCTCTATTAGTAACNACTTTATATATGACACTAGCCTTATAAAGTATATAAGTAACTAGCTATTGTCACTGTTCTTGTAAATAAAAGCGAAAACCTGTAAGTATATAGAATATAGTATAAACTAATAAAAAAATTAAACATGGCAATAATTTATTCATACCCAGAGATTGGCAGTGTGCATAACGATGATCTGTTTATTATATCTAGAACTTCTAGTGATAACAAGACTTTTTCTCTTAAAGCAACAGAACTATCTAATTACATATTAGGTGGTTTTTCTATTGGCATTGCTGGCAATTCTGGTACTGGTACTATTGCCAACGGAGAGACACTTTCCATAATAGGAGCCAACAACGAAATACTAACAACAGCATCGGGACAAGATATTACAGTATCAATAGATCCAAAATCAGTAGTAACATACAGTTTATCAGGACAAGTCTCACTTGTAGATGATTATAAGATAGTATTAAATGATTCAAGTACTTTAACTCCAACAGAAGTTGTTCTTGAAGCAGGAACTGGTATNACACTATTAGATCAAGGAAATAACACGGTACAAATACAATCAATATCAGATGTTACAGTTGCAGCAAACGCCGCTGTTAACACTTTACCAATTTTTTACCCAGCAACTAATACACTAGGTAACTCACCTATAAGTATTTCTAGAGATGCAGGTNACAATCCTTCTACTGTAACTCTTTCTACAACAAGTGGTCAAGCTGCAAAATGGTTTTTCAACGGAGCTGGCACTAAGTTTACTATGTATAATACTGCTGGTAATGATATATTTTTACTTTCAGGTGATAACACTGGATATTATACATATAATTTCCAAATGCGTGGAAGTTTAGCCGTAGGAAGATCACAGCAATCTACAGCTGTTACTTTAGATGTAGGTGCTCCATCAGATACTAGACCAGCTGCATGGTTTAGAAATGGTGTTGTAATATCAAATAACCCACCAGGTGTACAAGTTGATAACACATCGATGGTAATTGGTGCTGGTAATAACGATAACATATCAGGTTCTGATCATTGTTTAATTGTAGGTAGTGGTAACCAAATTACTGTAAGTTCTTCACAATCAGTTGCTTTTGGACAAGGAAATGCTATAACAAATTCTAACGATGCTTTTGCTGTAGGTAATTCAAATACATTATCTTCTTCACGTAGAACTCAAGCTCTTGGTTATAATAACCAAATACAAGCTAGTTCAAGTTTCATAGCTGGTGGCGATAATNATATATCNACTTCAAACTCTAACATAATGGTGTTAGGTTATGATAATAGCTTACCTTCTGGTAATAACGCTAGTGCTGTATATATAATAGGTGGCAATAACCAGCCTTTTGGTTCAGCGGTATTAAGAGAGAGTTTTGGTATTGGTAACAACTTAACGCTAAGCCAAAATGTAATGACATTAGGTTATAGAAACAATGCTAGTGGTTATCCAACTCCTGATAAAAATTTAGGTTTAGGAGATACTAAATTTGTTGTAGGAGTAGGTAGTTCTACAATTACTAATGCAAATGCTTTAATAATAACAGAGGGTGGTGTTAACGGCGGAAGCCAAGGAAGTACACCTCAAATACCTAGAGTTATTTTACCTTCAGTAGTAGGATTTAATTTTGCAGACGATACAGCTGCAGCTGCTGGTGGTATACCAGTTGGTGGTTTGTATCACAACGCCGGAGTATTAAGAATAAGACTAACATAGTATGGCAAAAATATCATCGTACCCTACGGCTCAGCCAGATGGTTCAGACATATTAATCGGTACTGACATACAAACAGGCCAGACTAGAAATTTCAGTGTTGACGCATTGACAACCTATAATGCTAATGCTTATTTAAAACAGATAAGTTGGGAGTTTATAGTTAATGAACCTGATTCTGGGGTTACAGATGGTAAATTGTTTTTTAATGGATATGGTGGTAATGGAACTAACTTTATTGATATAACTACAATAGATATAAATGTTAAAATGCCTAACGCAACAAATGCGTTACCTTATTTAGAATATTTATTAACAGACAACCCAGTAGACGATAAACACAAGCCTGCAGATAATTATATAAAATTTTCTGATAGGCATAATTTAGGTTCTTTTGGTATATATAAATTTAATAGTATAACACTCGTAGCAGGTGATATATATAGATTAGATTTAACACCAAGTAATGAAAGTGTAGGTAAAATATATAATAAAAACCTATACGCTATAGAACTTGATCCTATTAAAACAATGGGTCAAACTTTTATATTTATTCAAACATTATCTTCTGCTACATGGAACATAACACACAACTTAGATACATTTCCTTCTGTAACTGTAGTAGATTCATTTAACACAACAGTACAAGGTAGTGTAGAATATGTAGATAAAAACAACATAACGATAACTTTTTCTGCACCATTTTCAGGAAAAGCATATTTAAACTAAACTAAAACGATGGCAATACAATTTTTAAACACAGTAAACTTCAACGGTAATCAAGCCGAAGGGCTTACCATACAAAACGCTGCCACTGATCCAGCTTCTGGACAAATAGGTCAGTTGTACTATAATACAAGCGACGATGAATTAAGAGCGTATGATGGTAGTGATTGGAATGAAGTAGGTGGTGGAGTAGAGTCTGTTGGCTTACAGATGCCATCGGCTTTCACCGTAACAAACTCTCCAGTAACAAGCAGTGGTACTTTAACAGTAGCTGGTGCAGGTAACACAACACAATATGTAAGAGGTGATGGTAGTTTAGCTACTTTTCCTAGTATACCAACAGTACCTTCTAATATTGTAGAAACATTAACAGTAGCAAGTGGTACTTATGTAAGCTTAACCGATGCATCTAGTGCTGATGGTGATGTTGATCTAGGTACTGTAGATCTTTCAGCATCTAACGGTACTAGTACTACAGCATCAAGATTTTTAACAAAAGATAATACTTGGGCTGTACCTTCGTACACAAGTAATACAAATGAAACATATACACTACCAGTAGCAGCTGGTGCATCAAACACTGCTTTACTAGAGTTAACAGCGGGTGGTTCTGGATCAGGTGTTAAATCTACTGTAACGATAGAGGGTACGGATAAACAAATAGTTGTAACCGAAACTACAGGTAATAATGGTACTATAAACTTTAAGTTTCCTACTGGTGGTTTTACAGCGCCTGATGGATCAAGTGCTACAACTCAAACAAACAGTGATAATTCAACAAAGCTAGCGACAACTGCTTATGTTGATAGTATGATAGCTACAGTGCCAGCTGGTTTAGTATTTAAAGGTAGTTGGAANGCAAACACAAACTCACCTACGCTAACTAGTGGACAAGGAACTGTAGGTAACTATTATATAGTATCAGTTGCTGGTAACACAAATCTAGATGGTATTACCGACTGGCAAGTTGGTGACTGGGCTGTATTTACAGATGATGGTGCAGGTGGTGCTGATCAATGGGATAAAATTGATAACTCATCAATACTTGACGGAGCTGGTGTAGCTGGTCAGGTTTCTTATTGGAGCGGTACTAAAGAGCTTGCTGGTGATACTGGTATGACATATGATGCTTCTACTAATGTATTAACAGTTAATAGCGCAACCTCTACACAATGGACAGAGGCATATGATAACTATGTAGCTAGTGCAGCTGTAACAGGTAGTTCAACTAAGACGATGACGTTTACTCAAAATGATGGGGGTACGTTCACAGCTCAATGGACAGATGAAGATTCAGGTGGTACAGTAACAGATGTACTTTCAGTTTCACCAATAACTATAGATGGTACTGCTGGAGGTAGTAATAATCTTAAACCAGAAGTAGGTATATTAACAGCTACCAAAACTCAAATAGGTGCTGCTGCTGTAACAGATGGTACTGGTATAGATGTATCAGTGTCAAATGGTGTATTTACTATATCTACAGACGGCACAAACCCATTAGGTACAAGAATTTCTTTAAATACTAGTGTAAGTGGTGTATCTCAACAGAGTGGCGCACCAAGCGGAACAACCGGTTGGGTGATTGATGTAACTGATAATAATGTATTTGGTAACAATGTTAGTGATGCTATTGATGTTAAAGTAGAAGTTGTGACTAGCGCAGGAGCTACTGTGTATCCAGATATTACTAGAAGTAACGAGTTTATGACAATTAACTTTACTAATTTACCATCAGCTCCTAGTCAAGGAGACTATGAAGCTTTATTAACTGCAATATAATAAAATAATATAATCGCATGGCGGTTCAATTTGTAAATAATCAATTTATCTGGGGCAGCATGCAAGCTGTTACCAAGGCTATTATCGGTCAGTCAAACTCTTATACAGGTGATTATACTGCTTATATAACTGGTAGTGATGGTTTACATGTATATGGAAATAACACTACATCATCTAACACTTTATTTTTAGTAGACTATGGAGACAGTAATAAAGTTGTTGAAGCTACACCATCACCAAGGTTTAGAGCTGGTGACATTAGCGGTGTAGGTAGTCATACTTTTCTAGAAGTTGATGCTGGTGGATTTGATGTTTACAATGGATCAGATGCTAGATTTACTGTAAATGGCACCACAGGTAACGTCGGTATAGGTGTGGGCAGTCCAGGCGCTCAGTTAGAAATAGCTGATTCAAGCAATGCTTCATCTGGATTAAGATTCACAGCTGTAAATACTGGTAATCAAGATACCGTTAATATGCATTTTCAAGGTACCGCAGGAACCGCTCCGTTTTATATATCAAGACAAGCGACAGGTGGCGCTGAACTACAATTGCAATTCGATGGTGATTTAATATTAAACGGTAATAATGGGGATAATGTAGGAATAGGAACAACCACCCCTCAACAAAAGCTACACGTAAGTAACAATATACTTTGCGGAGGTAATTTGTACTTTAATACTGGTACATCTAATTATATATCTGGAGTAGGAGGTGGTTTAGAGTGGTATACTGATAGCAATAAGATTGTAGATATTACTTACGGTGGTGAGGTTGATATAACAAATGATTTAAATTTAAATAATGATAAAGCTGTATCTTGGGGTTCAACTGGCGGTACCGCTAAAAGTGTTTATATAGAAGCAACTGACGGTGTAGGTAATAGTGGTAGGTCTCAAATGAAGTTTCTTAACAATAGTTCTTGGGATTGGTCTAGCGCGACAGATGGTCAATTTGTATTTAAAAACGATAACACAAGTGCTATTTATGGAACTGTTTTTGATATAGTTCATGGCTCGACTAGCACAAGTGATAGTGCAAGTATAAACATAAGATTAGGTAGAGATAAAGATTCTACCTATTCATACACGGGTGGGCTTACATATACATCAACTAATAACTCTAGCAATAAAGAAACATTTTTATTTAAATGTGCTAATAGAGGTTTTATGCAAGTCAAAGGTACTTTAGGAGGAGAAATTGACAATATTAAACTTGGTACTAATCTTTCTAATTATGATGGTAAATTTGATTTTCAAAGTGATAGTGGCGGAGGAGCACCTTTGTTTGTTATTAATGATCAAGATTATCAACCTGCATTATCTACATCAAATCCAGTTGTAAAACTACAAACTAACTTTCATTCTACAAACGGTAGATACATGATGGTTTTTCAAAGATATAGCACAACTTCTAGTATTAGGGGTTCTATATTAACAACAAATTCTGGAACCACATATAANACAAGTTCTGATTATAGGCTTAAAACAGACGCAAAAGATTTTAATGCTTTAGATTTAGTAAAGCAAATACCTGTTTATGATTTTAAATGGAAATATATAGACAACAGAGATTACGGGTGCTTTGCGCATGAATTAGCAGAAATTATACCAAATGCTGTAACTGGAGAAAAAGACGCTGTAACTGANGACGGCGAAGCTGATCACCAACAAGCTGACTATAGTAAAATTGTACCTGTTTTAGTAAAAGCAATACAGGAGCTTGAAGCAAAAGTAAAAATACTTGAAAACAAGTGATGATAAACATATACCTGCTCGGTTAAGAGCGTATAACCAAAGTTTAATTTAAAACCAAAACCAATGACTTATTTTTATTATAAGACCAATACTTGGGGTAACTCCAACCCTCAAGTAACCGAGGAAACCAAAGACTTTTGGAAACACCTTGTAGAAAAAAAGAACTGGAGAATTGTTCAACTACCTAACGGTTTTTATCAAACAGAATATAAAGACCAAGATGGTTTATGGATAGATGTAACTAGACGTGAAACTATGGACGGTGCTGAAGCTGCTATTGATGGNAGCATAGAGCACTACACTAAAAAGTTAGACTTTCTAAAAGGACCTAAGGTAGTTAAAACCTTTGAATAAATATAAATCAAATTTAATCTAATTATGTCAGACAAAATTGTCAAAAACCTTAACTTTGGTAACGATGCCAAAGAAAAGGTATTTAAAGGAATAGATAAACTCACTAAAGCTGTTAGCTCCACATTAGGGGCTAGCGGCAAGTGTGTTATACTAGAAGATAATAATGGAAAACCCATTATAACAAAAGATGGTGTAACAGTCGCTGAATCTATAATATTATTAGATCCAGTTGAAAACATGGGTGCTACATTATTGAAACAAGCGGCTAGACAAACAGTACAAGACGCTGGAGATGGTACAACAACAGCAACGTTATTGGCTCACTCTATACTTGAAGAAGCTCAACAAAACAATGGGGATCAAGTTAGAGATATTAAAATAGGTATTAATAATGGTGTGCAAAAAGTTGTTAAGTATTTAGAGAAAAACTCTATACCTGTAGAAGGTAAAATGATTGATCAAGTTGCTACAATATCTACAAACAACGATAAGAACTTAGGTGAACTTATTGGAAAAGCTTTTAAAGCTGTAGATGAAACAGGTGTAGTAATGATGGAACCAACCGACAATGGTGAAACATGTGTTGATATTGTTGACGGTGTACAGTATGATAAGGGATTATTAAGCAATCACTTTATAACTAGTAAAGAAAAAAAGACTGCTGAACTAGAAAACCCTTATGTATTACTTATTGAATCAGAAGTAAATTCTATTAGAAGTATACAGTCTGTTTTAGAGTTTGTAATTAAAAATAACAAACCTTTATTAATAATTGCAGACATGGAACAACCAGTTGTATCTGCGTTAGCAATGAATAAGATTAAAGGTAATATAAAAGTAAACGTTATAAACGCTCCTACATATGGTGTAAATAAAAAAGATACACTAGATGACTTAGCAATGCTGACTGGAGCTACTATTATAAACGAAGATCTTGGAGATACACTTGACTTAATTCAACCTGATTATTTAGGCACATGTATAAGATCTGTTACTAGTAACAATGAAACTATAATTCAAGTAGACACGCCTAGTGATGAAGTTAAAAGTATTGTTAAAGAAATTAAAAAGCAATTAAAAAAGACTAAAGCTCCAGGTGAAATAATAAGACTTGAAAAAAGACTAGCTAGATTATCAGCTAAAGTTGCAGTTGTTAAAGTTGGTGCTAGTTCAGAAGTAGAATTAAAAGAAAAACAAGATAGAGTCGAAGACGCTATCTGTGCTACTAAAGCCGCAATAAAAGAGGGAATTGTTTCAGGTGGAGGCATTGCGCTTCTAAACGCTTCGCAACAAATCAAACCAAAATCAACAGGTGAAAGTATATTACTACAAGCTATTAAAAAACCGTTTGATTGTATACTAAAAAATGCTGGTATTGAAAACGACGTACCAATAGCTAAAGAAGGTTTTGGTATAAACGTGGTTACAGGAGATATGGTAAATATGATCGAATCTGGAATTATCGATCCGCTTTTAGTTACAAAAAGCGCCCTTAAAAACGCGGCTTCAGTAGCAACTACTATATTATCTACAGATTGTGTAATCAATAATTTAAGATTAGATGAAAGCTGTAGGGTATAATATTGTAATTAAAACGGAAACTCCTGGGACAAAGAAAACAAAAGGAGGTTTGCTTTTAACAGAAAGTCAAAGAATAGATGTTAGGTACCAAGAGGCAGAGGTTCTTACAGTAGGACCAGATGTACTAGGTATAAATGAAGGTGATAAAGTATTTTTTGATAAAAGAGCAGCAACAAGATTAGAAATAAATAAAGATATTTTTCATGTAATAAAATATTCTGACGTTGTAGTTGTATTATGAGACTAGATGCAAGTGATTTAAAAGAATTAAACTTGCTCAAACATTATAGAATAATTAGAAAATGGGCTTGTAAAAACAACAATTTAACTGACGCAGAATTAGAGTTACTTATATATCTTGATTGTATGGATATGTTTTCCAAGCATGATTTTGAAATTGGTACTTACTCTTATAGTTGGAACAATAGACGCTGGAACAAATTGTTACAAGAAGGTTGGATTGTTGTGTGGAGACATAACAATAGAACAACCCAGAAATATAACATATATAAAGTTTCATTTAAGTGTAAACAACTTATACAGAGAATGTACCGTATTATGCTTGGCGAAGAAGATATACCGACCAGCGAACGTCGCAACAAGATAATGAAAGGTAAAACGTATATGGATAAAGTATTACAAACATCTATATACAATGTAAATAAAGATAAAAATAGATAAACTATGGGAGTAGCAAGCGGTGGTCTTGGAATTGCGGGTAACATGATAATGAAAAAATACTCAGATGAGCAATTAAGAAGTCTAGCTGACGGACCAATGGGTGGTCCAGCTGTTATGAAAGAAATACAGCGTAGACAAACTCTGGGTAACTTTGGTCAAGGTGGTGCTCAAGGTGGAGTAGGAGCAGCGGTATCAAGAGCAGCAGCAGCAGCATCTGCACCAACTGGAAGTCCTGGTAGTGATTCTAGATTTAAATCTATAGAAGAAAGATTAAGTAAACTAGAAGGCGGAGGTGAAGATACAGCTGTTGGTAATGTATCAAATACAGTTACAGAATTTGGCAAAGGTTATGATTTTGGAACTGGTGGTAGTGCTGTAGCAGGAAATTCCACAGGTATGGTTAATCCACCACCTATGATGCCATCAGAAGAAGTTTCCTTTCAAGCAGACAAAAGCTCAAGAGCTTTTAATCCGTTACAAACAAAATCAATAGTAGCTCAATATGGTTCTATGAAAGAAAGAAACGAAGCTGCTGGTTATTACGAAAAATAAAAAACTATGAAAGATAATTACGAATTAGATTCTGGCAACGTAAACATGAGTGCCGAAGGAAAAGCAGTAGGCTACAACATGTTTGGTGATGGAGCTTTAACAGGCAAAGATCAACAACGTATAGACGGTGTCATGATGGGCAGTGGTAATGTACCTCAGTTTGGTGGTGATTTTGCTACACAAAAACATAGTGTTGGTATGCCACAACAACAATCTACACCTCCACCTATGCCTGATGGCGGTAAGGGAGCTGTAGTTACTGGAAGTGAAAACTTTGCAACAACTACACATCAGCCAGGAATGCCTAGCGCTGCAGAGCATGGTAATGCTAGCGGTTATACTCAAAGTCCAGAGGATATGTTTCCAACAGGTCAACCAAAACCAACAAACATATTTAAGAAAAAAGAAGGTGGTACTGACGTGGGCAACGCATTACGAAGTGTTAAAAAATTCTTTCAAGGTAGAGACAATGCTAGCATGAAACAAAACATAGTTGGTGCTGGTGGTAAGTTTGATGACCAAGGCAATTTAACTTTTGACCCAAACGCTGAAGGTGCTAACTTAAATAAAATGATGCGTAAAGCAAATAGATTTAATTCTTTTCAAACTAACCAAGGAAACGATGCTAATAAAATTGACTTATCTAGCTTTGGTTCGGATAAAAAAGGTAAAGGTTTATTTAAATCAGCAAAACCAGGTGGATCTGGCTTTGGTAATTTCTTAAGAAACATATTTTAAAACAAACAACATGAATCATTATAAAAACGATCCCCACGCAGAAATGTATGGTAAAGGTAAAGTAGGTATTGTAGGTGAATCTCATATATGGGACGGACCCTTAAATCAGCATGGTAGACTACATGCTCCAGGTTCTAGCTCTGGTATTACAGGTATGCAAGTACTTAAATATCCTAGCGCTTATAAAGCTGGACCTATTACTTTAATCGCACAAATGGGGTAATGAAATACTTTCAATATGAAGAGTTTGACTCGCCTGACATACAAGGTAGTGGTCAATTAATGAGCAAAGAACTGTTGAGCAAGCTTGATATGATACGTGAAGAGTATGGTAAACCAATACATATAAACTCTGGTTATCGTACCGAAGCGCATAATGAAAAGGTTGGCGGAGTTTCGTCATCTTCTCATTTAAAAGGTTTAGCTGTAGATATAGCTTGTAAATCTAGTAGAGATAGATTTGAGCTAATTGATTTGTTTATTAAACATGGTATAGATCGCATAGGTATAGCTAGTAGTTTTATACACATAGATATTGACAAGAGTAAATCTAATAATGTAATTTGGACTTATTAAAATGGCAAACAAATTTAAAAAATCAGAACTAGCGTGTAATAAACCCAGAAAAACACCTGGCCACAAAACCAAGTCTCATATTGTAAAGGCTTGTAAAGATGGTAAAGAGAAGATTATTAGATTTGGCCAGCAAGGTGTAAGCACTGCTGGTAAAAAGAAAGACGCTAAATCAAAAGCAAGACGTAAAAGCTTTAAAGCTAGACACGCTAAAAATATTGCTAAAGGAGTGTTTAGCGCAGCATACTGGGCTAACAAAGTAAAATGGTAAATTATGGCAAATAAATTTCCTGAAATAAAAGAAAAAAACGAAGGTAAGTTTACTAAGTGGGTAAAGAAAAATATGCCTGGTAAAGATACTTGTGCCGCTGCGTCTGCAGTTATGGCAAAGAAAGATGATTATAGTGAAGCTGTTGTTAAGATGGCTAACTATGCGAACAACTTTGGCTGTAAAAAGAAAAAGAAAAAATAATGGCTTTTAAGATGAAAGGTTTTCCTCAACTTGGAGATTTACAAAATGATCAACTTAAATCTCAAGTAGGAAATGGTACTAATCGACAGCCAATGTTATCAGAGTATAAAGAGGATAGTATATTTACTAAACTAAAAACTATAATTAGTAATCCTTTTGATGCAATAAAAGTAGCATATCAAGGCGGAAGATCTGATCAAGGAGACTATACTCATTCAAGCTTGACAAACTTAAGAAGAGCTAAAGATGCGGCTGATGCTGGNAATCCAGATGCTCAACAAAGTTTTAATAGAACTAGCGCTTTTAATACAGCTGCTAGTTTAACACCTTATGCTATGGCTGCGTCAACGATAGCTGACTTGGCTTCAGGTGATCCTACTGGAGCTATACTAAAAAAGGTTAATAAAATACCTGGGTTTAAAAATGTAATTAAAGATCCTAAAAAAGCTGCAAAAGTAGCTAAGGGAATATATAAAACTTATAAAACAGATAAACAATTATAACTATGGGAAAAGCATGTTGCGATTACGAAAAAGGACATACTGGTAAATATACTGGTAATCACCCTCATTACGCTAAGTATGACAATCATACACATACGCCTGTAAATAACTGTAATGCAGCGGCTGCAGAAAGAGATGATGCTGCTCATATGGACTATTTAAAAAGAGACGTATTGTATGATGCTCATCATGGGCATAGTGACGAGAAAATGACTGCAGATGAAAAACATATTTCAAAACTAGCAGGAGATTTAAAATACGATAAAGAACATCATTAAAAAAATAAAATTATGGGACACTGTACAGACGGAAATCCAAAGTTCTTAGGTGCAGCACTTGGCGCATTAGCTGGTGCTGGAGCTCAAAAGCTAGTTGGAGGACTCGGTAAAAAATTAGGAATTGGTATGAAAGGCGATCATGGTAAAATCATGCATTGCGGGCCAGGTCATCAAGTAGGCGGTGGTACTTTTTTAAGTAAACACTGTGCTAATAGTAATTATAAAGATAAACCAGCTGGTGGTTATCAACCATTAAATTATATGTCAGCTTCATATAACGATATGGGTGATAGTAATAAACCTAAAGGTAAAATAGCTCAGAAGAGTGGTGGAGCTAAACCTGATTATCTTGATTTAGATGGCGACGGTAATAAGCAAGAGCCAATGAAAAAAGCAGCTAAAGAAAAATAAAATGAGTTGGGCTAGCTACAGGCAAGAACGTGGGTTAGGTGATTTTATTGAAAATAGAATAACTCGACCTACAGGTATAAAAGCAGTTGTTGATGCTGTATCTAAAGGTTTAAACGTTCCGTGTGGTTGTGAAGGTAGGAAAGAGGCTTTAAACAGAATGCTGCCATTTAATAAAAATAAATGATAAAACTAAACAGCAAAGGTTTTGCTATGGGCCCAAGTCCATATCAAACCACTAACACACCTATTTATCAAAGAGATTTAGGACCTGGTGTACTAGGTGAATCTCTTAGAAACGGAGTTATAATACTTAATGAAAAGCTAGACCCTAAGTTTCATAATGAAGTTAAAGGTCATGAAGAAGTACATGTAGCTCAAATGAAGTCTGGTGAACTAGATTACGANGATAACTATGTATACTGGAGAGGTGAAACAATACCTAAGCATAGCGCCAGAGCTTTGTCGGGTGATCCTAAAAAATTAGGGTATGAAGCACAAGCTTACCAATTATCTGGCACAAAATATAAAGACACTAAATATAACGTATAAAATTAAAACTATGGCATTTAAAATGAGAGGTCTTGAACCTATAAACCAAAGAGCTTCTGCGGGAAAGGTAAAAAGACAAGTAAGAAGAGCAATGCGTAAAGGTTACGATTACGATGTTGATATGAACACCGGAGAAGTAACACGCGGAGCTAGAGTTAATCCAAAAGATGTTAAGCTAGATCCACTTGGACTAGGCTCAACTGGTAAAGCTCGTAGACAAAGAGCTAAAGATGTAGCTGCTGCATACGAGGCTAATCAACCTATTTTTAGAGATGAAGACGCGAGTCATTCTGTAAGAAGAAAGAAAACAGAAGGTTTGTTTAACACTGTAGATAAGAAAATTGTAAAAGGATCTTATGATGAAGGTGTTGAAACAGTAATTAAACAACCAGGTGATGGGCCTAGAATGAGAAATGCATCAGCCATAAACCAAACTAGCATTGAGACAACTGGTGGTTATCAAGTAAGTGATGAGGATAGAGCACAAATTGCGGCAACTGAAAAAAGACTACAAGCTCAAGCAACAGCTCAAGCAGAGGCAAAAGCTGATGCAGATGTTAAAGCTAATCCTCTTAAAAACAGAGAAACAAGAAATTACGAATCTACAGCTACTAACATTAGACAAGCTGTAACTCCAGAAGAAAAAGCTGCATGGGCAGCTTCAGAAGGTCAACCGGGAAGAGGTAGATTTAATGTAACCAAAACAGGTAAAGCTACTCGTAGCAAACTAGAACCTCTTAGTGCTTTAAACATAGATCCAGTAGGTCCTGTTGAATTTAAAACACCAGGCCCATCAGCTGATGTTAAAATACCAGTACCAACAACACCTGGTAAAAAACCAGATATGACTATTTCTGGTGGATCTATCTATAAGACTAAAGATAAGTCAAAAACAAAAACTCCTAAAGACACTATGTTTAGAGATGTTGATGGTGATGGTAATGTTGTTACTAGAACTGTTGATAAAATAGGTCAAGGTGTTACTAATTTAGTAGACAACATAGGTGATTCTATAGAAAGAGGTAAAAGAAAAAGAAAAACAAAGAAACGATCAAGAAACGTGTCAAGAGGAAATTGTCCTCCATGTCCTCCATGTAATTAATATGAGTATCAAGGGTTATAAAAAAAATAGTCCCGACGTTAATAAACCATATAATGTTATTCCCGGAGGTCATATAACTATGAAAGGTGTTAAGTTTAAAGTACTTGGCACTGATGATAGAGGATATACAAAAGTAATGTATCCTGGTCATGACTATATATTTCCAGGTGCTAAGTATGTTGTTGAAAAGAAAATGTAATGAGTGATAAGAAAAAATTTAAAGATACTAAAGTCGGTAAATTTTTGTTAGGTAAATCAGGTCTTGTAAATGCCATAGGAGATGTGATGCCAGACAAAGGCTTATTAGGTTTAGTTAAAAACTTAATACATAATGATCCAGACATACCNCCTCAGGATAAAGAAACAGCGTTAAAACTACTAGAGCAAGACATGANTGAAATGCAGGAGGTATCTAAAAGATGGTCTTCAGATATGAGTAGTGATTCATGGCTTAGTAAAAATACTAGGCCCTTAACGCTTATATTTTTAACTATATCTTTAGTTATATTAATAATACTAGAAAGCGCAAACATGCAGTTCGACGTAGACAACAGTTGGGTAGATTTATTAAAATCACTCTTAATAACAGTTTATGTTGCATACTTTGGTTCGCGTGGAGCGGAAAAGTTTAAAAGTATAAGTAATAATAGAAGTAAGTAATAATCAATTTAAATTTAATAAAATGGCAAAAACAAAAAAAATTACAAAACAAGAGTTAGAAAAAGTTGTTGAACAACAAAAAGAAGTTAACACTTTTCTAAATCAACTTGGTGTTTTAGAAAGCAATAAACATATTGTACTACATAGATTAGATAAATTAAACGAAAAAGTTGAAGAGACTAAAGCTATGTTAGAAAGTAAGTATGGTGCTGTAAACATTAATCTTGANGACGGAACTTATACAGAAATAGAAGACAAAAAATAAAATGGATTCTATTATAAGAAAAATAAGTATAGGTTCTGATTACAAGAACGATGCAATGCATTATTCTGTTGGTCAAGAGGTTTACGGTGGTCACACTATATCTCATATACTTTTAGAGCCAGATAACTCTTATAATATTTTTATAAAAAAAAATAATGCGGTATTGCCATGGAAAAAATTTAATTCTAACATGGCAATATCCATTGAATATGATTTACAGTATTAATGAAATCTGTACATGATTTTATAGTGATGCCAGTTGGTGATCGNTATAATAACCATTTAGAAGTTGGTGACAAAAAATTAATATTAAATTCTACTGTTGAAGATCATAAGTTTATAAACAGAAAAGCTGTTGTAATATCAACACCGACATCAATAAACACACCAATAGAAGAAGGTGACGAAGTTATTATACACCACAATGTATTTAGAAGTTATTATAACCAGCAAGGTAAAAAAGTTGATAGCAGTAAGCTTTTAAATGAAGATCATTTTTTTTGTCAACCAGATCAAGTTTATTTGTATAAAAGACTTGTTAAATGGTGCACTGTTGGGAAAAGATGTTTTGTAAAACCTTTAGAAAACAAATCTGATTTAAGAGACAAAAAAACTCTAAACAACGTAGGTGTTGTAAGATATAACAATAGCTTGCTAGAAGCTCAGGGAATAACCGAGGGAGACTGTATAGCGTTTAAAAACAATAGGGAATTTGAATTTGTTATTGATAATGAGCTGTTATATTGTTTACACACTGACGACATTTTAATTAAATATGAATATAAAGGAGACAAAAAAGAATATAATCCAAGCTGGGCAAAGAGCAGTTGATGAGTTAATAAAGGTAGCTAAAGAACCTATTGTAGATTCGGATGACGATATATCTGCTGATCGTTTAAAAAACGCAGCGGCAACAAAAAAATTAGCAATATTTGANGCTTTTGAAATACTAAATCGTATTAAAGAAGAAGAAGATATGTTAAATGAAAAACCAAAAAAAGAAACTGAAAAAAAATCTTTTGGTGGTTTTGCTGAAGGAAGAGCTAAATAATGTATAAGCAAGATTTATATAAAATACTATCTGAACATATAAAACCTAATATTCTTAAAAAAAGAAATAAGAAAAAAGATTGGGANTATGGATATAACAAGGAGCATGATATGATTGTTATATCAAAAACAGGTAAGATAGGAGAAATTTATGAAATACAAAATCTTAAAATAGCTTTACCGTTAGAAGAAAATGTACATGAGTTCGAAAACAATAAATGGACCTTTATAGATCTACCTAAAGAATTAAAAAGAATAAAAACTATTTTTGACTGGGAAAAATATCCAGTTGATTTTAAAGAAAAATGGTATGACTATATTGACACAGAGTTTGAAAGGCGTGAAAAAGGTTTTTGGTTTTACAACAAAGATCGGCCTATATATCTTACTGGTTCTCACTATGTCTACCTGCAGTGGTCCAAGATTGATGTTGGGAAACCAGACTTTAGGGAAGCAAACAGATTATTCTTTATCTTTTGGGAAGCTTGCAAGGCAGATACAAGATGTTACGGGATGTGCTACCTTAAGAACAGACGTTCTGGGTTTTCCTTTATGGCATCAGGAGAGGTTGTTAATTTGGCAACCATATCAAGTGACTCTAGATATGGTATATTATCCAAGTCTGGGCCGGATGCTAAAACCATGTTCACAGATAAGGTGGTACCCATATCGGTTAATTACCCCTTCTTTTTCAAACCGATTCAGGACGGTATGGACAGACCAAANACCGAGTTGGCGTACCGAGTACCAGCCAGTAAATTCACGAGGCGTAAGATCCTCGCAAACGAACCACAGGAACAGTTACAGGGATTGGACACCACCATCGACTGGAANAACACAGGTGATAACTCCTACGACGGTGAGAAACTCAAACTCCTCGTACATGACGAATCGGGTAAATGGGAAAGGCCGAACAACATCCTCAACAACTGGCGTGTTACAAAAACAACATTAAGATTAGGTAGTAGAGTTATAGGTAAATGCATGATGGGATCTACGAGCAACGCTCTAGANAAAGGTGGTGATAATTTTAAAAAACTATATTATGACTCAGATGTTACAAAAAGAAACGCCAATGGACAGACTCGCTCAGGACTATATAGTTTGTTCATACCTATGGAATGGAACTACGAGGGATACATCGATTCTTATGGCGTACCTATATTCGAAACACCAAAAGATGAAAAATACGGGCCACACGGTACTAAAATAGATCAAGGTGTTATAGAGTATTGGCAAAACGAAGTTGATGGTTTAAAGCAAGATCAAGATGCTTTAAATGAGTTTTANAGACAGTTTCCAAGAACAGAACAACACGCTTTTAGAGATGAGGCAAAAGCATCACTTTTTAATCTAACAAAAATATATGAGCAAGTAGATTTTAATGAAGATGTTAAAAATAACAAGTCTATAACTATAGGTAATTTCGCTTGGTTAAATGGACAAAAAGATACGCAAGTTGTATTTTACCCAAATAAAGATGGTAGGTTTCATATATCATGGATACCTCCTAGATATTTACAAAATAAAGTAATATTAAAAAG